CCGCCCGAATTGTTTTCGGAGTGCCCGACACAGGCGTATACAAAACATCTCGAGCCAGAGCAGAATCAGAAAATAAGGCATCGATCATCTCCTGAAAAGTACTCATTGGGCAGCCAGCAGCGCGGGGGCGATGAACAATTGCCCATCCAACGACGCGGCGGCTTTCACCGCCGCTATCTTCTGGCCGCTGTCGATCAAAAGGTATTCCGGCAGGTTCGCGGGCAGGTACAGATTGCTGGTCGTGGCCGTGGGATTGGTGCCAATGGCCAAATGACAGGCCACCGTTGCCACCACTCGCACCAAGACTGCCGTCAACGCGGCGGTTTGTGCTGATGTCGCCGTTAGCGCCAACGTCACATCCGCCGCCGAATTCGGCTGGATAAACGGCAGGGCCTCAACATTGGGGCCTGCCAAGGGGGTTTTGATAAGGTCAGGCATGGCTTTAGGTATTCGTCAATTTGACCAGAACGGCCGGACGCAAACACATGGGCAGGGGATTGCTCTGGGTGTGCAGATCCGTCCCGCGTTCAAACTTACGCGGCTCTTGCTTGGCGTAAAGCGGTTGGCCCAGGGTGTTGGCAGTCTCATTGAAGTCGGCGGGGGCAAAATAGGTGGTGAACGTCCCCAGCGTGCCGATGGGGAAACAATGCCCCTCGTTCGCGGCAATAAAGCGCCGCACGTTGCCGTCCGCATCGGTGGCCACGCCGCGATATTCCTCAAACATCATGCCGCCGAAAGGGAAACCGGAGCGCATGTCATCTCGCAACGCCGCGCCGTCCTGCCAGCGTTGATAGGCCTCTTTAACCAAGGCATGACTGGTCAGGGCATCGAAAAACTCTGGGCTTACCAGCGCATGCACCCGGGTCATGACCTCGCCTTTCAGATTGTCCTCGACGTGGCGAATGACCTCAAGGCATTTCTTTTTGATGTCGGTGGTGGCGGTACCAAGCTGGAAGTTGACGGATTTAGCGGTGATGCCAAACTCCGTGTAAAGATCGAACAATGTCGAGCTATCCGCATCGAGAATCACGCCCTTGAGTGCCCCCATGCGCAGGTATTCTAGCGTAATGGCATGCTTGTTGCGCATATTCTGTAGGTGCGTGGCCAACACATCCGCATAGGCGCGGGTGGTATCCTCCGACCCAAAGGCCCGAATGCCCTGAATTTCTTCGGGCAGCACCACGTCATCGTGGGGAATGTGGGGCACGGTAAAGGAGCGCACGGTGCGTTTGCCGCGCTTGCCCAGCGTCCCAGGGGATCCCACCACCGCCGTGGGCAGCAGGTTTAAAACGCCATTCTGCTCTTCAACGGTAATCGCACGAAACCGCACCGGATTGGGGGGCATCAGGTTCAATTGTTCCAAGCGCCCGTAGGTATTGGGCAAGATATTGATGGCCGCCGTCAGGCTGGTCATGCTGAAGGCGGGGTTTTGAAACGGGGGTCAGAACCACATCGAATCAGCCTAAGAGACTTGGGGAACGGCTACGCTATTTTAAAATAGAATAGGATCTTTTGTACAATCCTCTAATGACCATATACCAATAAGTTGACGTTGTTTTTTTTGATTAAATGGCCTGATTTCACCTATAAATTTGAAAAAATATGGCACTAACAACTGTGTTATCTCGGCATCGATGGAGCCCATGAAACGATTATCGTTGCAAAATTTATATTGATTGCCCCATCCCCTGATTTTATTACTGATAATATACAGGGCGTTCACAAGGTTAGGATGGTTTTGAGCGTCTGTTTTTAAGACATTGCCGAGGATCTCTCTTATTGAATCGATCAGACGATTCTTTGACGCAACGGATGGGCGTATAGAAGTTCCTCTAAATTCAACACCAAGAAACTCAAATGGTTCGGTCACTTTTCCCTGACCGGTTTTATCTTTTCGCGTTTCCAAATCATACGCCTCAAGCCCATGCTCACCTAGGAGGCGCTGAGCCTTCTTATAGGCTTTGCGAACAGCTGCATAGCTGGGACCAAACAATATAAAATCATCCAGATACCGAAGGCATGTGATGTCCTCGCTATTCATCTGAATATCAAAATTATAGAGCAGGATATTGCCGATTAGGGGAGAAAGACAGCAACCCTGTGGTGCGCCCATCTGGTCAAATATGAACATATCGCGGAATGCCGTGCCGTGCTTCTTTTCCATCTCCGCCAGATTATCAATTTCTAGGTTCGTGCATTTTTCCAAAAGAGCATTAAAATCAGTATCGTTCCAGTTTTGACAAATTTCCTCCACGACTTTCGCACGCGGTATTTTTGTAAAAAAATCTGCAATATCCGATTTGATATAATGCGTTGCGCCGCCCTCTATGGCGGTAACAGCTGCCCTGATTGCTTCAGGCACTCCTTTTTTGGGAATGGCACCAAAACTGGTCGCTACCTGAAAATATTTTTGAATTGGTTTCCGATCTGATAATTCGTTTAGTATGGAGCGTTGAACAATACGCGCCTCAACGGAGGCAGATACAAGAGGGCGTGGCTTCCCGCTCTTTTTCTTCGCAGCAACCCCGCGCACAGTACCGAAATCAAAATCTTTTTTCCTAAGTTTTTCCGCTAAATTTCGAAGATTTTTTTCTTCGTCTTGCTTAAAGTAGTTAACTAAACGTTGGGTTTCCGGAGAAGGAGAGCTTTGGCCATTCTCATAAATCTTGTGCCAAGCCTTCCGGAGCGCACTTGTTTTTCGGATGTTTTCAAAAAGCCTATTCTTACGTTCCATAACTGGTCTGAGCCTCAACGGTTAACTCTACTCGCCAACACTGCATCCGTATCCCTCAGTGGCTTATCGGCGACTGAGCCCGCATAGCTTATCGCCACACGGTCACCCTCTGCGATACGGTCGGCTTCGACTGGCGACCCGCCGCATGAGAAGGTAAGAAGGACGGCTCCGAGCATCAGCCCGAAACCTGCCCGCCCCAAGGCAAACTTGGCGCGTTTTTACATAGCACAGCTTTCATAGACACCTCCATGATGAGCTTAACCTTTTTGGGTTTTTGTCAACACAAAAGTGAAAGCCGCCCGCAGCCTCCCCGCCGTCAAATTAATGGTAGCAACCGTCCGTTGAGACTCATTGAATGAGTGAGTGCCGGTTCCATTCGTAGGCGAGCAGTCTGCATCCGTATCCCTCAGTGGCTTATCGGCGACTGAGCCCGCATAGCTTATCGCCACACGGTCACCCTCTGCGATACGGTCGGCTTCGACTGGCGACCCGCCGCATGAGAAAGCAAGAAATGATTCCATCTATATAGGACGAATATGGATATTTTACAAGTGACTTATGGCGGCGGTCTTCTTGCGCACCAGTTCCGCGTCATCGTATTGATCGAGTTCATAGAGCTTTAGCAATACCCGCCCCAGCCATGGCTCGCCGCGAATCTGCCCTGGGCGTTGTGGTTTAAAAATATGCAGCACTTCCTCGGCGGGCACGCGCACGGTTTCCTTGGCCGTGCCGAACAACGCCGCATCGCCGGGATGTTCGCGGTAAAGATGATAGGCGACCCGCTGGCCGAGGCGGTTAAACTCAATGCCACCCCTGATAAAATTGCCGTTTGCCAGTGGCTTGTTGTTGCTGGCATCCAAGTGTTCCGCTTCCAGCGTTTGCAGTTGCAGCGGCACGGAAAGGCCATCTTCTGGGCGGCGCACGCGTAGGCGCACAAAACATTCGCCGCCTTCCACCATGGCGCGGCAGATGAGGGCTTGCAGGCCGTAAAAGTCCGTTAATCCCGCGCTATCTGCCTCATCCGTCCACTCCAGCCACAAGGCTTGAATTTGCTGACGCAGATCGGGTTCATCTGTTTTTGATTGCGGTTTGATGCCCGTGCCAACAGCATTGGCCACAATCGCCTCAATACCGTTCGCGGCGTAGGCGTTTTTCCGCGCCATATCCCGGCTTCGGGAGCGCAGCAGTGCCGCATCCTGAAACAGAATGGCATTGGCGGAATCAGTCGTTGGCACCCATGTTTGCAGACGCCTTCCTGTGCCCGCCGCGTCATACCCCAAGGCTTTGACTTTCGGTTTGCGGAGCCAGCCGAGGATGTTCATTCCACACCTTTGCTGGTAAATACCCGGATCTGGCGTGTCCGTGTGCCAGCCACCGCCTTGATCTCCTGCCGCATCCGATCCCGTAGGGAAATCAGTTCGCCCAATTGCACTTGGCTGTAGCTCACGGTTTTGCCGTCGTAGGCAACGGACGCCACCCGCTCACCGCTTTGCAGTTTGCGGATGGCGGTTTCGATGTCGGTCAGGTCTTGTTCGATGTAGGCCATATCAGGTCATCCAGCGCGACCGCGTTACGCGGGGGCGCCCAGGTTTGTTTGTTGTCACAGGTTCAATGGCACGGCGCTCGGCAGGCACCAATTGCGCTTCCAGATTCTGCCAATGGCGGTCGGTAAAGCGTTCGATGCCAAGGGTAATGGCGGCGGCGCGGGCGTAAATGCGGCAGTCGAGAGCTTCGTTGCGTTCCCGCAATTTCTGCCACTCGCGCTTGGGGTAGCCCTTGACGGTCTTGGTCACCAGCTGTTCGGCGGTCAGCTGCTTGAAGTATTCGGCTTCATACTGCGGAAAGTGGCAGTATCCGCCGGGAAACTGGCTGTCTTCACCGCACTGGAGCTTCAGCCACTGGTAAAGCTCAGATTTCAGCAGCGAAACCCCCACTGGCCAGACTTTTACGCCGCGCCGCAGGCGTTTGCCGCCGATATTCACGTCGACTGCCGTGGGGGGGGCCCACCGGCGCTATCGCCCGTTCCACGCCCTTCACCGCCAGCACGCGGCCGGCTTCCTGACGGCGGCACCACGCGTAGACATCCTGCGTGGCAAAGCCCGTATCTACCGCCAGAGCGCGGATCGTAAGATCAACACCGCTGGCATGGCGGAAGGGTTCGGCCAGCAGCGTTTGTAATTGTTGCCAGACGGCCTCCTGCGCCGGATCGCCGTACAAAATGCGGTAATCCACCGACCAGCTTTCCTTACCTTTGCCCCAAGCGACCACCTCAACCTCGATGCGGTCTTTCTGGATGTCGGCACCGGCGGTGAGCAGCAGGCCAGATGGGGGGATAATCCCAAGAGGGTAATTCTCCCGACGTTCATAAAGCCGCTGCCAGTCGGGGGCTTCGCCGCGATCCACCCAGGTTTCGCCGAGCACGGTGTTCACCCAGACCTTGAGCTGAGCTTCATCATCTTTGGCTTTCAAAAAACCCCGCACCGCTTCTTCCCATGAAAACCAGCCCACGGGGCTGTAGAGTGACGAGAGATGATAGCCACGTGTTTTGCCGTCACCAACCGCTGTGCTGCGCCATTCGCCGCCCTCCAACATGCGGCTTTTGCCGTGGTTGGGAATGGGGGTGTCGCAGGCTTCGCAGTGGTAGCGTACCGTGGCGGGGTCATTGTCCTGCCAGCGCAGTTGCGCCCATTTCAGTACCTGCATATGCCCACAAACAGGGCATGGCACATGGAAGAAACGCTGATCTGAGGATTCGAATTCTTTTTCAATGCGGCTGAGGCCACTCACCGTGGGGGTAGACACCTCTAGAATTTTGCGCCGGGCAAACGTGGCGGTGCGCTGTACCGCCAATGAGACGGGATCACCTTCACCGTCTGCATCGCCGGGGTAGCCGTCGATCTCGTCCATGAACAGGTAGCGTACCGGCATGGAGCGCAGGCCCACGGCACTGTTGGCTCCGGTAATGACGACGATCCCGCCGGGGAATTCTTTCGATTGCACCGTGTTACCCGCATCGCGGGAACGCGGGTCTTTGACCTTGGCGCGAATCGTGGGCGTATCATCGATCAGCGGTGCAAAACGTCCTTTTGACCAGCGTTTTCCCATTTCCACGGTGGGCAGCACCACCAGCATTGGCCCCGGTGCCTGATCGATAACATAACCGATCCAGTTGTTGCCCGCTTCCGTACCGCCAACTTGGGCGCCTTTCATGAACACCACCTTCTCAACCCCGCTGGACGGAGACAGGCAATCCATAATCTCGCGCAGATACGGCGTGCGGTCAGTGCGCCAACGCCCCGGCTCGGCGGAAGCTGTTTGCGACAGCATCCGAAACTGATCCGCCCACTGTGACACCGTCAGCAGCGGATCTGGCCGCAGGCCATCGCTGAAGGCGGCGTTGTAAACTTCAGCCGTTGTCGGCATCGGACAGCTCCACCAGGACGGTACGGATTTCGGTGGTCAGTAGGGTGTGTACTTTGGTTGCATCGTGTTCGGCGGCGAGTATTGCCGCCAGACGATCGGGCAAGTTTAGCATCCCGTCCCGCACGATGCGGGCGCGGCGGAAGGCGGCGATTTTGACTTCATCGGCTGCAATCAGCTTGCCCGATTCGGCGCGGGCGCGGATTTCCAGCAGTTTGCCGCGCTCGACCTCGGTTTTGATGCGAGATTTAAGCAGCAGCGTTGAAAGACTGCCGCCGTCTTCCTCACTGCGCCGCGTGGCGCGGGCGGGCTCACGAATGGCCTCAACAGCGGCATCGGCTTCTATCGCATCAATCTGACCGTTAACAAGGCGAACGATGCCTTTGTGGATCAGCTCATTGGCGTATTGCCGTGAGAATCCTTTTTGCCGTGCCCATTCAGACGGGGTGAGCAGCATGGTGCGGGCCGAAAGGCTGGCTGGTCAGCGCATGCAGGGCCACGCCGCCCGTAAAATCCTGCCAGCGTTTAACGATCACATCCACATAGCGAGGATCAAGTTCAATTAACCGCGCCTGCCGGCCTGTTTTCTCACAGGCAATCAACGTGGAGCCAGAACCCCCGAATGGGTCGAGCACGATGTCACGGGTTTTGCTGCTGTTGCGAACGGCGCGTTCCACCAGTTCTACAGGCTTCATGGTAGGGTGCAGATCGTTTTTCTGGGGCTTGTTAAAAAACCAGACATCACCCTGATCCCGCGCCCCGCACCAGAAATGTTCCGCGCCTTCTTTCCAGCCGTACAAAATCGGCTCATACTGCCGCTGGTAATCAGAACGCCCCAACGTGAAGGTATTTTTTGCCCAGATAACGAAGGTTGACCATTTACCGCCTGCTTTGCGGAAGGCCAATTGCAGGGTGTCGAGTTCGCTGGAACTCATGCAGACATACACCGCGCCCTTGCACACCGAGAGCAGGTTAACGCACGCATCGTACAAAAACTGCTCGAACCCTTCGCCGAGATTGTCGTTCATGATCGTTCGGCCCGCTTTTTTGCCGCCCTTGGCGCGGATTTTGTCTTTGGCGGTATTGCCGTAATCTACGTTGTAGGGCGGATCGGTAAAGACCATGTCGGCAAGGTTGCCATCCATAACCCGTTCAACGTCGGTCAGCACCGTAGCAGAGCCGCAAAGCACACGGTGATCCCCCAGCAGCCAAAGGTCGCCGGGCTGTGACAGGGGGTTTTCCTGAATCTCAGGGGCGGCGTCATCGTCGGTGAGACCTTGGTTTTCAGCCGATTCACCGTTCAGAAGCCTGTCGATATCCTCAAAATCAAACCCCGTAATGTCCAAATCAAAATCCGCTTCCCGAAGGGCTTGCAGCTCAATGCGGAGCATCTCTTCGTCCCAGCCTGCGTTCTCCGCAATTTTGTTATCGGCAATGACCAGTGCCCGTCTCTGGATTTCTGACAAATGCGCCAGCATAATCACCGGAACCGTCTTCAGCCCCAACCGCTGCGCCGCCATCAAGCGCCCGTGGCCAGCGATAATGATGTTGTCCTCACCCACCAGAATCGGATTGATGAACCCAAACTCCGCGATGCTGCCCGCAATCTGGCTGATCTGCTCATCCGCATGCGTCCGCGCATTGCGTGCGTAGGGAATCAGCCGCTCAAGCGGGTAGTGTTGAATTTGCAAGTCGTTCATGTTCAGTCCTGATCAAAACAAGCGCGGAGAGTGCGCCACGCATATGCCGCTGCCAGCGGCACCACCCCGTTACCGCAGGCGCGGATTCTGTCCACCCGATGGGCCAGCCCATCAGCCATTCGGTGAACGCTGGGTTTAAGATGGGCTGGAACGCAGCTCCAGTCGCCGTCGGGGTG